CTAATTGTCTGCTAGGGGGTTAAAACGTATTGCATCATCAAGATGGTCTGGTGAAAAGTGCGCATATCGCATAGTCATTTTGATATCGGTATGTCCGAGTATTCGTTGTAGTACTAAAATATTCCCGCCTTTCATCATAAAGTGGGAGGCAAAGGTATGCCTAAGAACATGTGTTAACTGACCTTTGGGTAACTCAATTTTGCAGCGTTTTAATGCGGTTCCAAATTGTGTATAACAATCAGTAAAAAGGCGGCCGCTATTTTCAGGAAGGCTACCATGTAGTTCTTTTGAAATGGGAACAGTGCGGTTTTTCTTGCCCTTAGTTCTAGTAAAGGTGATGCGACCAGGACTTAACTGAGAACGTGTAAGTCCCTCAGCCTCAGACCACCGAGCACCAGTCGATAGGCAGATTTTCACAACCATTACTAGATTATCCCCGTCAACTTTTTGGCACTGCTCTAATAGTGTGCTGATTTCCTCGCGTGTTAGATAGGCCATTTCACTTTCATCCGTACGAAAAGGTCTAATATTTTTTAAGGGGTTTTCCCCTTTCCACTCACCGAGACGAGACATTTCGTTAAATACAGCGCGAAAGTAAGCAAGCTCAAGGTTTAGAGTACGATGTTTGACCTTTGTAACTCTTGATGTTCTGGCAAATTCACCATTTAGGCGCTTCTCACGATAACGTGAGAAAAGTTGAGCGGTAAATTCGTTTGCTAGAGGCTTGTTCATGCATTCATATGCATGATGCATCGCACCTTGTCGTTTCAGTCCATCACTAAGTGTTGAACCGTGAGCGCTATACCAAGAGTCAATCAGGCTTTTCAATGTCCTGCGGTCTTCTTTTTCACCAAGCCATGGTTTGTCGTCAACTTCATTCATAGTAAAGCGTTCAAAAGCGAGAGCTTCACCTTTTGTGGCAAACTGTTTTCTGATCCGTTTGCCACTTGCGCCGTTTGGATAGCACTCACATAACCACTTGCCTGCTGGTAACTTTCGTACTGTCATTTTATCTCGCTGTAGATGCCTATAACTTGCCCTAATCCCTTAATGTCACTCATGTCACACTCAAAAGGGACTTTGCCACCTGTTACATGGACTCGCTTGACAGGAATCAGTGCTAAGTCGCGAATGCTGACATTTCCCTCAATATCAACCAGCCATTTCCCATCAGATAAATCGGTAACGGCCATATCTATAAGATAAATATTGTGGTCATCGATCACTGCTTGAAGTTGTTTCACAGGTCTGGATATGAATGACTGGTCAAGGGTTAGAATCCCGTCTGATGCGAGCTTCCCATTCACGATTTTAAGTTTTTCTATAGTTAGAGTTGTGTCGGATTCAACTTCCTTTCCGTAAATGTCACCTTCGCCAGTCACTAGCCAAGTTAAATCTGCACCAGTTTCCGCCATGCATTGGACAACGAAGTCAGAAGGGAATGTATCCCTTTTATAGCGGTTAGAAAGGCTACTGCCAGCAATATCAAAATGCTGTGCTAGCTGAATTTTGGATGAGAATCCATATGCAGTAACTATGCGATCAAGTACTTGAGCGCCACCACTCGAAAAGTCTATATTCACTTTATGCAAGCTATCACCGTTGACTACTCCCAAAAAGAAAGGTAGTCTCCTTTAAAATTCATATTAAGAAATGCCAATGGATGCTAGCTGATACTAGCAGATACTAAAAGATGCTAACCGGAGATGTTGCACTATGACCGAACTCATTACAATCAAGATCCCTCGTGAAACTGTCACAGTTAAAGAATTTGCAGCCTTTGAAGGGATGTCAGTTCATACCGTCTATAAATGGACTGCCGATGGGCGACTTGATATTGCGCCAAAAGTTATCAACAAAGATAAAAAACGGCCCGGCGGAAAAACTAAAATTTTGTACGCAATGTACAAAGCAAAGCAGGCGGCAATGTCTCTCGGTCATTCACGTTTTCAAATTGTCATTAGTGCATAACTCACATTAAGTGAATTTTGAGGGAAAAACATGTTTGATTTTTCTGTTTCTAAACATCCGCACTTTGACAATGTATGTCGCCAGTTTCCAACGCGCCACAATCTGACGCAGTTGGCGAAACAGTTGGATATGAATGCGCAAACGTTGCGGAACAAGCTCAACCCGGAGCAACCGCACCAGCTTACGGTTACGGAATTACTTGCGATCACCGACGCAACAGAAGACGCCAGCCTTATCGATGCCATGTTGGCGCAAATAAACTGTATGCCGTCAGTGCCAGTAAATGAGGCCAGCGCCGATAACATCTCTACCTACGCACTTAAAGCAACTGCCGCCGTGGGTTCTATTGCAGCCGCTGCGGTACAAGGCAACCATAAAACAGCATTCAGCAAATCCGCCCTGCTGGATAGTGTCAATACTGCGATTCGCCACCTGTCACTGATTGGTCTGACAGTGCAATGTCGCATTCAGTCAACCCCTGCGCTTGCTTCAACCGTTGATGTTATTAGCGGATTGAGTGCTGTCGCCGGTTTGAGTTGAGGTGTCTTTATGATTATTTCTATTGCCCCACTGTTAAAACAGCAAAGCCCGGTAAACCTGCGCCATTTCGGCCACGGTATGCTGGAGTTGAAGAACGGCCAGCGCTGGAAGCCGGGAAGTAATCAAAAGGCGCTTTTACAAGAATTGTCCTCTGCAAAGAAGACGCCAATATTACGCCGTCTGTTCGGGCGTTGATTGGGGGTTATATGCTGCAATTAACGGAAGCTGAAAAATTGAGAATGACGGGTATTGCTCGTATTGCTGAATTAAAAGAAACGCATTTCCGTAATAGAAAGAATGTTGCTCAGGAGGCTTTTGATAAATCGCCTGCACATTTGCGTAAAACAATCTGTTTTCATGCTGGCTTAAAAAGTCGTCATGTGAATATGCAGTTTTCAGAATTAACGCCAGCAGAAAGAGAATCTGTTGTTGAAACGTTGAATTACTTAATTGAGTTTACTCGTTCGTTGCCGTCGTTTGTCAGTAATGATGACTGCGCGCTGAATATTATTAATTAATCATCACCGCAATATATGGCGTTCTACTCGCCGGGTTTCGTATTGCCTAAAAACAGGAGTTATCTATGCAGAATACAGAACAGAATATATGGGTTTTCGTAGACCCCGCAAAGCCGGGCAGTGAGAGCACAATCACAATGACGCCAGTTGAATCAATGGAGCTAATGCTCAATGAAGCGCGCATGGATGAAAGAAAGAATCAGGCCGCGCTGGTTTCATTTCGTTTGGATGAGATTGCTAATCAAATTCTAAACCGAGAGCTGAACGGCGTAGAAGCGGCGGAGCTGCTTAACCAAGTAGCCGAGGGAATTCTCAACCACGCGCAGGCACAACATTAATGACTAACGAGATTATAATTGATAACCGTTACGCAATTACTTTGTGTGAACCAACCAAGATTTTAAATCGTATTCCAAACCTCGTGCTTAACGAGATTAAATTCACCAAAGAAAATGAAAGGGTGTTAGCCGTAATTGCTCACTATCCGACAAGAGTTAGTTTGGTGAATGATTTAATTCATCATCGTATTTATCGTTCAGGCATTAATTCTATTTCGGCACTAGTCGAGGAAACCAAGCGCCTTGCTGAATTATGTGAAAAAGGATTTAAAGATTTTCACTCTCCTAACTTATTACCAAGGTGAAGCAATGAAATTAAGTCTTTGGATTTTCTTTCACGTTATGTTGCCAGCTATCTGCGGGGCTGGCTTGGTTATTTTGTGTCTCACATTAAAAGTTAATGGGTTGTAATTATGACTATTGAGCATGGTGCAGGTGACGAGTGAGTATCTCAATTCGTGGTCGTGTTGCTCCAACTCCGCCGTTGCCTTATCCGGGCAGCGGCGCTGCTGTTCCTGCCTATGCTTACCCCGGCAGTAAACCACGCGAAACTTTACCCGGCATTCAAAGACCGCTTACCCGTGAACAACTGATTCAGGGGCAAGCTGTTTTAGACCATATCGACACACTCCCCCATTTCCTGCGTAACCAGTTTGTTTCTCGCTATGAATATCTGTTAGCCAATAAAGGTTTAAGCGACGCTAACAAATGGCTGGTATTTGTTTTTGACCAGCGTATCTGGCCGCGTATTCAGGTGGTCAATAGCAAAAATGTTATGCGCCTCAGTGCATCAATGAGCTTTTCCACGGATGCCACAACCTATGCCAGCCTAGCGGGTATGCATGATAAAGAGCTGCGCCGCTTTGCCCGCAAAATCGGTGATGCGCTAATGGTGGCGTACAACCATCATTGTGATGAATGCATTAAGGCTAATCAGGGCGAAAGAGCTGTTTTATTGCAGACCGATACACAGGTTCGTATTTATGGCGATCTTGCCAGAATGGCGCGCGCTTTTAATATCACCCCGATGCACTGGCGCAAATACCTGAAAGACCGGTTAGATATCACGTCTGCTATCGCCAGCCTGTCACGGCTGGTTGATCCTGAATGGTGGGAGCGCAAACTCAAAGCACAGCGTACCCGCTGGCGGGAAGCGTTATTGATTGCTGTCGGTAATGTCAGCCGGGATATGTCGGCCTCTTCTTATGCCAGTAAGCAGGCCATCCGTGAAGTGTTCGCGCGTCGCCAGTCTAATTTGGAATACCTCAAAAGCTGCCAGTTAGAAAACATTGAAACCGGTGAGCGCATCGACCTGATTGATAAGGTCATGGCGAGTATTTCCAATCCAGAAATTCGCCGTATGGAGCTAATGAGCACCATCGCCGGTATCGAAAAATATGCAGCTTCACAGAAGCACGTCGGTATGTTCCTGACCGTCACCACGCCGTCAAAATATCACCCGACCCGCGTTATCGGTAAAGGGGATAACGAGAAAGTCCAGCTTAACCATAAGTGGGACGATGAAGCCTATTCCCCCAAAGACGGTCAGCGCTACCTTTGCAACATTTGGAGCAAAATGCGCACCGCCTTTAAAGACAATAAATTAAGCGTCTACGGAATGCGGGTGGTTGAGCCGCACCATGACGGCACCCCGCACTGGCACATGATGCTGTTTTGTGAGCGCAGGCAGCGCCAGCAGATTATCGACATCATGCGCCGCTATGCGTTGAAAGAAGACAGTGACGAGCGAGGAGCCGCTAAATACCGCTTTGAATGCAAGCACCTGAACAAAGGCGGGGCCGCTGGTTACATCGCTAAATACATTGCCAAGAATATCGACGGCTATGCGCTTGAGGGTGAACGCGACCATGAAACCGGTGAGCTGCTAACCGATTCCGCTGCGGCGGTTACAGCATGGGCGGCAACGTGGCGCATCCCTCAGTTTCGCCCAATGGGTATTCCCTCCATGGGAGCCTATCGCGAGTGTCGCCGTATCCGTTTTATCAGTCTGGCCGAGTCGTTTGACGAAACGGTGGAAGCTGTGCGCCATGCGGCTGATGAGGGTGATTTTGCTGCCTACATCGCTGCGCAGGGTGGCACCAATTGCGGCAATCAGACTGTGCGTGTAGCCAAGCGTATCGCCGATGAGCTGAACGCTTACGATGAGGAAGTGCAGAAAGTCGTGGGTATCTATGCGCCGCATTTGGGCGCTGACCATGTTCATGAAACCCGCACAACCCAATGGCGCATCGTTTCGGGTGCCGTTGACGTTGAGCCTTTGACGTTGAAAAGCGCCTCTGGCGCGCCTCGGAGTCCTGTCAATAACTGTGGGTTAGGTGGAAACACCCAAGCGCCAAATGACCCCAACGGGCAGGTTAAAACGCCTGTGGCGGCGATGGAATACCCACCGGACGCCGTTATTGACTGGTCGGACACTGCCGCCGTGAGGGCGATTGTGGCCCGCGTTAAAGAGAAACAGCCAACGATCAGCAAGATGCAACGCAGTTATGACCCCACCAAGGGCCGACTTATTGCGCCATCGGCCCGTTTAACCCGCGAAGAACGCCAGCGCATCCCCCAAATCCGCAACGATTTACTGTTGAAAGATATCAGCGCCCAACGTTGGGCGCTGGAATCGTTAGCGCGTGGGGCAAAAATGGCTGTTGGCGATGCGGTGATCCATTACCCGGCACTGTCCGACTGGCCGGAATTTGATGATTAATCTACCTGAGAGAGAAACCATGACTAAAACCGCTGCAACTACCCGCAAACAGGCACAGCGCCAGCGTGATAAATCTGCCGGTATCAATGAGATCCGCGCCCGACTGGAGCCAGAAGAATACGCCATGCTAACCGAGGGCATGGCCGCCCGGCGTCTGTTCCGGCCAGCCTATGATTTACCAGAATATATCGCGCTGCTGATTCGGCAAGATAACCAGCGGCTAAAAGAGCAACTGGCCGAACTGGGTAAACAGTGTTGTGGTAAATGTGGCGATACCTTGCCGGGCGATCCAAATGGATGCTGTTTGCGGGGTGAAGCTGCTTGCTGGCAGACCAAAGGCATTAACAGCCTATTAATTAGCGCAATTAAACCATTGTGACGCGTCACACTATTAATTAAATATTCGGTGTGACGCGTTGTCATCATTGATTTAGTGGGTTAAAGGCTTGTTGTCTAACAGGACAATTTCTAAACCAAGATTTTTTACTTAAGTAAAACCATAGATTTATATAGAAGTTTTCTTGTTTAATGCATACTATACTGTATATAAACACAGTGCATGTGAGTGCTGGGAGGTTATTAGGTGATGGATTTAGATGGGCTAGTTTTGCTCGAACGGATAGACCTCATCGCTAGAATGTCAGCTAACGATGAAATGAAAAACCGAGATCGTGAGGTGGCGTTGGCGTGGATTGCTGAATTAGTCATGGAAGCTAAAAATAGCTATTTAGACGGGGCAGGGGAGTCCGGTTTACATTCTTTACGCTGACTTTTAGCGCTGCATGCATATGGTGCATGATTTTGCATGATGAACCTGAGTCAGAAACTCCCCCTTAGCACCAGTCCCGGCGCGGTTCTCTATACCTCATGCAAGTGCATGAAAAGCGACCTGCAAAGCGCGCAGGCGTGGCGGGGATAGCATTGCGCGCAAAGGGTTTTGATACCCTTATTTATAGATCTTGGGCGGGCCGTGGTGCTGCGTTCGGTTGGGTTGGGAATCAATGCATGCTCATGGGTTGCGAGGGCGTGGCGGGCGTCTGGTGGCGTATGGCGCGAGGTGTTGGAATTGCTACTTTTCGGGCATGAAAAAGCCGCCCGGTTCGGCGGCTGTGGTGTGGTGCTTCAATCATCCGACGGTGCTGCAACTATACCGGCACTGCAACTATGAGGCTGATATCCACCTAGACCCATTCGCTGACGATAACAACCTGAACACACACATTTCTTTGGTGGCTGCGGCGGTGGCGCGGGCCTCTTCACTGTATCACCGGGTTTGTATGGCGGTGGTGTTGGCGCTTTACGTCCCATATCAATCCTCGCTTATCAGTTCATAAGGCTTAAACCGGATCACCTCTTCCCCTATCCAGTCATTCACCTCTTTCAATCGTTCTTGCAACGGCGTTAACTCGTTACGGACAAACACTTGTGAAGCTTTCGCCACGTCACCGAATCCGCCGGTATTGTTGGGAATAATCCCCATCATCTGCGGTGGCACCCGGTGCACACTGAGCAGGTCGTCACGGGTGGCGTTCTTGATATTAAAAAAGTCATCTTTGGTGGCGACTTCGCTCAACGGTAAAATCTGGATGCCGTCTTTTTTGCCATTAGGCGCGTACATAAACAGGTTGCGGAAATTGCCTAGCCCTTTGGTGTCACGCATCGCTTTACGCATTGCCTCAATATCGCTGCTACTTTGCGCCGCATCAGTCATATACAGGATGTATCCCGCGTGAGCGCCGTTCTGATAATACTTGCGGCGAAACAGCGTGGCGGCTTCATTGAGCCATGCCGAATTTAAACCGCTGAGGTATTCCGGCAAACCGTAAAGCTCCTGATTGATATCCGGTTCTATCAGGTGGAAAACGCTCCCGGCTTCGAACAGGTGTTCATCTTTCCAGTTCTGGACAAACCAATAGCAATCTTTTTCTAATCCACGTCGGGTGTACTTGGCCGGGCTGGGGTCGAGGCGCAGTGGTGCGCCCAGTTGGTTACGGCGCACCTCTAAAAACGCATTGCCGAACACCAGATAATCCAGCGCATAGCGGCTAAATGCCTGCTGACTGAGCATTGCATGAGGGATAAATGTACTTGCCAGTATGTTGCGTTTCACATACAGCGGTGAGCTGTGATGCACCGCCGCCCGGAAGCTACGCGCCAGCCCGTCAAAGCTGATAGGCGGGTCATACCATTTACCGTTACCGGTGCATTCGATGTAATCCAGTATTTCCCGCTTGTCGAGAACGGCGGAAGGTTCGCCAAAGGTGAACGCCTCCACCGGCTGCTGTTGGCTGGCGGTGTGATTGGTGACAGGTCGGCTTAATGCCTTGCGGCCTTTGCGCTTACTCATTTCACTTCCCCTGCATTTTTTGCCGCTTGTGACCAGTCGCACAAATATAAGAGCTTGAAATCATCCGGCGACGCATACTTTTCAAGCCAATCTTTACCCAAATGTCTTTCCAATAACGTGCAACCTTGCTGAATGGCATCATCAGCCGTAACCGATTGACGGAATACGCCATCAGCACAAAAAACGCCGTTATCCGTGTGTATCACCGGTGCGGCTTTTCGTGGGCGGCGCAGTGAGCCATTCCAAATCTTGAACGCGGTGTGTGAGCGGGAGGGTGTGGTATAGAGCGTTAAACGATGATTTTTGTGCATTGCCATCCCCTTAGCCATTTGCAGTATTGAACGCGGGTTTTTAGCCCATGCATATTCACCCAGGTACACATTCCCGGCATGAGCGGCTGCGTGACTGTTCTCACCGTGAAAGGCGATAAGTGCGCCATTACCTAACAGAATATTATTCAGCGAGCATGGGTTCACGTTTACCCTAACTACCCGGCAAAACTCGGCAATCGTGGCGCGGGTCGTTAGAGCGCTATATTTTGAGACGGTTAAAAAATGCTGGTTGCGGCCTGTGGTGAGGGCATCCAGTAACGCTTCAAAAGCAAAAAGCCAGTCGGCCCCAATCTGGCGCGATTTAGTGAGGCTGCGGGATGTGCCAGTCTGCCCCACTCGATACCACGCCTTTTGATAGTCAAAGGCCGAGTTTTCGAAATGTTCGCGCAGGCCGTCAACTTGACCAGCAGTAAAAGTCATTGATTTCATCCGTAAAACTCCAAGAAGTTAGGGCTGTGACCGCCATATGTCGCGGTAAGGGGTTCATTTAAGAGGGCATGCATAATCGCCCACGCCACATCGGCGTGGCTGGCTTCTTCGCTGCGGCTGGCAACATAAGTCGAACTCTTGCCGCTGGCGGTCATGGTTTTGCGAATGGCCATAAATGACTGGGTGATGTCGGTGTGGCCGGTGTCATATTCCAGACGGCCGTTATTAATGGTGTGCTTGGCTTTCAGCACCATGGCGGTTTTGATTTCAGGGGTATATTTGATTTCCCTTGCGGCCGGGAAGAACTGGCGCACCAACTGGAAAACGCCTTGCCCGACGGTAGTCGCATCAATACCGATGTATTCCACACAATATTTCTGCGTTAACTCTTCGATATGTTTGGCCTGTGCTTCAAAATCCATCCCTTTCCACTGGTGGCGCTCCAACACGCGGAACTTGCCGCCCGGCACCATTGGCGGCGCAATCACCGCACACCCGGCACTGTCACCGCCGTTGGCCTCGGACGGGTCGTAACCAATCCACACCGGGCGATAACCAAACGGCCGCAACGAATACGGGTTGTAGTCTTCCCACTCTTCCAGACTGTCGACCATGCAAGCCTGCAACTCCTTGAACGGGAAGACTGACGCTTGATCGTCCACAAACTCGCACATCAACAGGTTTTGATATTCTGACGGGCCGTATTCCAGTGAGAGCTGGTTAAGGTCAAACAGGTTACAGCCGCCCGCCAGTGCATCTTCAACCGTCACAATCTGCCGCCACTGACCATCAGCACACAACGAACCGCGGGCTAAATGGCTGTGGCTTAAATCCAGTTGGATATGGTCGGATTTATTGCGGCGGCCTTTATTGAACAGCTCACCAGACCAGAACGGATAGGCACTGTGGGCCAGACTCGACGGCGTGGAGAAATAGGTGGTACGCCATTTTTTGTGTAATGACATGCCGCTGGCGACTTTACGCAACTCCTGAAACTTGGGGATCCAAAAATACTCATCAAGATAGAGATTGCCGGTGTAGCTCTGCGCGGTGCGCACGTTAGTGCCGAGGAAGAACAAGCGCGCCCCGTTCGGTAACACCATCGGGTCGCCTTTCAGGTCAACGTCAACCATGCGGGCAAAGTCGATAATGTAGCTTTTGAACACATGCGCCTGTGCCTTACTGGCTGACAGGAATATCTGGTTACGTCCTGTCGTGATGGCATCCAGCAGCGCTTCGCGGGCAAAGAAGAAGGTTGCACCAATCTGGCGCGATTTCAGGATATTGCGGATGCGGTGAGTGAGTCCGGCCTCAAACCAGTTGCGCTGATAATCAAAGATATTTTCGTGAAAAATAGACTCCAACTTTTCAATAGCGGATTCACCGAACAGGTTTTTATCCGGGGTCTTGCGCTCCCCTTTGTTGCGGTTCGCTACGTTCGGATTTAAATCAGCTTCGCTGCCGGTCTGGCTGTAGCGGTTCACCCGCGCCAGCCGTTCAATCTGGCGGCCTAACAGGTCAATCTCTTTAAAGTCCCGCCCCTCCTTTGCGTCTTTCATTATGAGCTGAATCAACCGCGCTTCCATGCTGGTTTCCACGCGGGAAATGGGCGCAATGGCGTCCCACCCGTCGCGCTTCTTCCAGCTCTGCACAGTCGGCGATTTCAGGGCCAGCGTGTCCGCAATCTGGCGCACAGAAAAGCCCTGCCAGTAAAGCAAGGCCGCCTGTCGCCGTGGGTCGCTGATGATGGTGCTCGGTGTCGTATTCATGCCATTAGGCTACGCGACCAGCCCGACCCTCTGCGCGTCCTCGCTGTTGTGCCAGCCCCGTCACAACTGGCTTTCGTTGTTGCTGCCGCCATACATCAGGAAACTAAGCCCCGAACCGAACAACCATAATCACACTGAATGGAGCCGCTCATGGCTAAGAAAGTTTCTAAGTATTTTCGTATCGGCGTTGAAGGTGATACCTGCGACGGGCGAATCATTTCCGCAGACGATATCAACCAGATGGCCGAGTCATTTGACCCGCGTGTCTACGGTTGCCGCATCAATCTGGAACATTTGAAAAGTTACTCCCCGGATAGCACTTTCCGCCGTTATGGCGATGTTTCAGCACTTAAAGCGGAAACCATTGAAGACGATTCCATCCTGAACGGTAAGCGTGCGTTGTTCGCCCAAATCAGCCCAACCGATGATTTGGTACAGATGAACAAAGCCCTACAGAAAATTTATACCTCCATGGAAATTAGCCCGAACTTTGCCAATACCGGTAAAGCCTATCTGGTCGGGCTGGCCGTGACCGATGACCCCGCCAGCCTCGGCACTGAAATGCTGGAGTTCAGCGCCAAAGCCAAACACAACCCATTAGCCGCCCGTAAATCTAACCCGGAAAACTTGTTCTCGGCAGCGGTTGAAGTGCAACTGGAATTTGAAGACGTGGCCGAGCCGGGTATCACGTTGTTTAACGCGGTGAAGTCAATATTCAGTCGCAAGCAGGCGACTGATGATGCGCGTTTTAATGATGTGCATGAGGCTGTAAACGCGGTGGCGGAGCATGTGCAGGGGCATAGCGAAACCATTGAAGCCCGCTTTACCGCCATTGAGAAAAAACTCACTGACCACGTGGTGGAGCTGAAACAGAGTATCGAAAAGGGAAAACAAGGGGTTACATCCCTAGAAACCAAGCTTTCTATCACTGAAAACTTTAGCCAAGCCAAGCGCCCGGAGTCCACCGGTGTTAGTAGTCAAGCCGACGTGCTGACTGACTGCTAATCAGGGTCACAGGCCGCCCATTGTGCGGTCACGTTGTTATTTCACCATTACATTATTTAACTGAATCAGGATTATTATGCGCCCAGCAACCCGTTTTAAATTTAATGCCTATCTGACCCGTCAAGCCGAGCTGAACGGGGTCGCAACCGGCGATTTGAATAAAAAATTCAACGTTGAACCCTCCGTCACGCAAACCATCATGACCCGCGTCCAAGAGTCCTCTGATTTCCTAAGCAGCATCAATATTGTGCCCGTCGCCGAGCTGACCGCTGAAAAAGTCGGCCTCGGTGTGAATGGCACAGTCGCCAGTACCACCGATACTGACGGCGGAGACGAGCGCGAAACTGCCGAGTTTGCCTCACTTGACAGTGAGAAATATTTCTGTGAACAGGTGAACTACGATTTCCACATCCGCTATAGCACCCTCGATATGTGGGCGCGTTATCTGGACTTCCAGACCCGCTTGCGCGACGCCATTATCAAGCGGCAGGCGCTAGACCGCATTATGGCGGGTTTCAATGGCACCCACCGCGCCAAAACATCCAATCGCGCGCAGTTTCCTATGTTGGAAGATCTTGCTGTGGGTTGGTTGCAAAAATACCGTAATAACGCACCGGCCCGCGTGATGAGTAAAGTCGTCGGGGAAAATGGTGAGTTGGTATCAGATAAGATTCGTGTTGGCGAGGGCGGTGACTACGTCAATCTTGATGCACTGGTGATGGATGCTGCCAGCTCGATGATTGCCGAATGGTATCAGGAAGACCCCGGCCTTGTTGTCCTGACAGGTCGCAATCTGATGCAGGATAAGTATTTCCCGCTGGTCAACAAAGCGCAGGAAAACAGCGAATCCCTTGCTGCTGACATGATTATCAGCCAGAAGCGAATCGGTAACTTACCTGCCGTCAGTGCGCCCTATTTCCCGGCCAATGCATTCATGATCACCCGCCTTGATAACCTGTCTATCTACTGGCTGGAAGACTCACACCGCCGCCATATTGATGAAGTTGCTAAACGTGACCGTATCGAAAACTACGAATCCATTAAACAGGATTATGTGGTGGAAGATTACGCCGGGGGTTGTCTGGTGGAAAATATCGAGATTTTACCGGCAAAAAGTGGCAGTAAAACCGTAATGGGTGCAAGCGCGCTAATGGTATCTGATGCCCCGAACTATGACGGTATTGCCGCCGCGATCATGGCTGCGGTGAACGTTGCGGCTAACCCGAATGAAGCCCAACCGGAAGCCACCACCGACACGCAGGCCGCGACGGAAAGCACTCCCGAAACACCGGCAACCAAAGGGAGCAAATAAGCAATGACCAGTCCTGCGCGCCGCCATTTTATCCAACAGTCGGCTATTGCCGCCTCACAGCTACGGGATAACCCGTTACGCCATGCCACCGGCTACGAGCTGATGTTGCTCAAGCTCAATGAAGATAAACGCAAACTGAAACAGGTGCGTTCAAATGAACGTAAAGCCGAGCTGAAGCGGCAGTTATTGCCGGAGTACATGCCGTGGGTGTCGGGTGTGTTAAGTGAGGGGAAAGGTGCGCAGGACGCCATTTTAATGACGATCATGATTTGGCGTCTAGATGCCGGGGATATTCCCGGCGCACTGGATATCGCCCGTTATGCCCTGCGTTATCAGTTAGTGCCAACAGACCGCTTTACCCGCTCTACCGCTTACCTGATTGCCGAGGAAGTGGCCGAGTCTGCCGGGCGCGCCTATGCCACCGGTAAGCCGGTTGATGTTGACCATCTGCTGCAAACCATTGAGCTGATGGAAGAGGAAGACATGCCCGACCAGGTGCGGGCCAAACTGCACAAAATGACCGGTTATGTACTGCGTGACAGTGACCGGGGCGAACTGGCCCTGAACCACCTTCACCGCGCACTCCAACTGCATACCGGTTGTGGCGTCAAGAAAGACATTGAGCGACTGGCCGTTAAGTTAAAGAACGCCGCCAGCCGCTAACCCGAACGCTCCCCGAGCCGGGCGGCACGATGGCCGCAACAGGGTTTACCTTGTTAACGCCGTCGTCCACCGCCCACCCATTCTGATATTGAGGTTGCCATGACCACTGTTGTTATCCCCGCGCCACGGCCTGACAAAACGGCCGAACCGGTGATTGAAAATACCTTTTTTTGGCCTGCGGTTGACCCGATAAAACTGCGCGAGCTGTTGCGCCTTGAGGGAACCGTCACCGCTGAGCGCCTGCGCTTTACCATCAAAGGCGCTATTTCAGAGGTTAACGCCGAACTGTACGAGTACCGCCGTGACCAGATGGCGGCAGGCTTTAAAACACTGGCCGAGGTACAGGCCGAGCAACTGGACGGCGAGAGCATCCAGTTGGCCGAGTACCAGCGGGCGGTTTGTGCCATTACAGCCGCACTGTTGGCCGAGCGTTATCGCGGCTATGACGCCAGCGCGCGTGGTGATAAACGTGCGGAGGCCATTGAAAGTACGGTGGATGAGTTGTGGCGTGATGCGCGGATTAGCATTCGCAACATTGCGGGTAAGCCTCACAACATTATTGGCCTTATCTGATGCAGGTCAACGCGTTGCAAGGCGACACGCTCGACGCATTGTGCTGGCGCTATTACGGCCGCACTCAAGATGTGCTTGAGCAAGTCTATGACGCGAATCCGGGGCTGTCGGAACTGGGGGCTATTCTGCCGCATGGTTATCCGGTGGAGTTGCCCGACATGGCCCCGGCGGCCCAACGTGAAACCGTTCAATTATGGGATTGAAAATGGAGAAATTTAGCTCTGCGGTAGCTTATGTCTTGGCGCTGGTACTGGCATTTATTGGCGCACTGAGTCCGCAAGATATCGCGTTTTATGTGGCGGCGGTGGCCGCTGCGGCGACCTGTTTTATCAACTGGTACTACCGGCGCAAGAGCTATTTCTTGCTGAAAGAGTTGGCTATCAGGCGGGAGGTGTTCGATGAACTCAATCGTTAAGCGCTGTTTGATCGGGGCGATTCTGGCGCTGGCCGCCACCTTGCCAAATTACCAGACGCTCAACACCTCGCCCGCCGGGCTAAAACTGATTGCCGATTATGAGGGCTGCCAACTCAACGCCTACCAGTGTAGCGCCAACGTCTGGACAAATGGCATCGGTCACACGGCAGGCGTTAAGCCGGGCAGCGTTATCAGTGAGCGACAGGTGGCGGTCAATCTGGTCGCTGACGTGCAGCGGGTCGAACGGGCAATGGCGGTGTGTATGCCGGTTGCCATGCCGCAACCGGTATATGACGCGGTAGTGTCGTTCGCCTTTAACGTCGGTACGGGGGCCGCCTGTCGCTCGACGCTGGCCTTTTTTGTCAACAAGGGCGACTGGCGCAGCGCCTGCAATCAGTTGCCACGCTGGGTGTACGTCAACGGCGTGAAAACCAAAGGGCTAGAACGTCGCCGTACCACCGAGCAAACACACTGCCTGAGCGGGGTCTGATATGCGCACATTACTTCTGTTATGGGTTTTGATGATGGGGCTGCTGGCGTGGCACGCCCATAACCTTAAAAAAGAGTTAGACAGCGCCAAACTGGTGATTGGCACCTTATCCGCTGGGATTGAGAGCAGGGACAATGCGATCACCCGCCTGCAAGATGAGGCCCGGCAACAGGCAGACAATGAGCGGGCATTACGGCAATCACTGAGCCATGCCAGCACCTTGTCATTGTCCCGTGAACAGAAAATTCAAAGGTTACTCAATGAAAATAAAGTCTTGCGTGATTGGTTCGCTACTGCTTTGCCTGCTGACGTTATCCGGCTGCACCAGCGCCCCGCGTTCGCCAACCCCAACGATTATTTACGTTGGCTGTCCAACGGTGAACAGTTGCCCGCTGCCGGACAGCACCCCGGCGGTTAACGGTGATTTAAGTGCCGATATCCGTCAGTTAGAAACCGCACTGGTGGCCTGCGGGCTGCAAGTGGAAGCTGTTAAACAGTGTCAGGAACAACACCATGTTAAAACCCAAACTGTTACGCCAAGCCTTAACCGACAGTCTGCAATTGTTCCAGACTAACCCGGAGCGGCTGAAAATGTTTGTTGATGGCGGGCGCATTGTCTCAACACTGGCCCCGTCGCTGTCTTTTGAAAATCAATATACGCTGACGCTGTTTATTGAGGATTTCCCCGATGATGTTGATTATCTCTTTGTGCCGATACTGGCATGGCTGCGGGAACATCAACCGGACATCATGGCGACGGAGGAAAAGCGCCGCACCGGCTTTATTCATAAGGTTGATGTGATGAGCGACGTGTTGAGTGATATCCGTATCGACTTGCAACTGACTGAGCGGGCTATTGTGAAAGAGGTAGACGGTGCATTGCATGTTAACCATGCGCTGGAACCGGCGTGGCCGGGTACGCCAACACGACCAACAGCCATCTATTTTAACGGTGAAACAGTCAAATGAATGAGTTAAAACCCTTTGATGATGCACTGGCCGGGCTGATTGCCAGTCTGACCCCAAAGGCGCGCAAAGCGCTGGCGGTGACAGTTGCCAAACGCCTGCGGGCCAGTCAGCAACAACGCATTAAACGCCAGCAAGCGCCCGACGGCACCCCGTATGCGGCGCGTAAATCTCAACAGCTACGTAAACCCAAGGGCCGCATTAAACGGGAAATGTTCGCCAAGTTGCGCACCGCCCGCTATATCAAAGCCAACAGTAGTCCCGATGAGGCGGTGGTTGAGTTTGCCGGGCGCGTGGAACGGATGGCGGCAGTGCATCATTTTGGCCTGCGTGACCGTCCGAACGTGCACAGCAAAGATGTGCAGTATGACGAGCGGCCGTTGCTCGGTTTCAGTCAGCAAGATATTGCCATTGTTGAAAATGCCGTGATGGAAAGCCTGTCAAAATAACGTTCCTGTTGTCCTGTCGATGAACAAACCCGCACAAATTGCCGCCTGACCTGTTGAGCGGCATCCTTTCTGCATGAACACACAAACCCAACTTACTGAAATTCTGCGCCTGCTGCGCAACCTTATTCGTATTGGTACGGTGGCCGAGGTCGATCTCGACCAAGCCCTGTGCCGTGTGGCAACGGGAGACAATACCACCGGCTGGTTAAACTGGCTGACGCTGCGCGCCGGTCAATCGCGGTCATGGTGGGCACCGTCCAAGGGGGAGCAAGTATTGATATTGTCCCTCGGCGGCGAGTTGGATACCGCCTTTGTGCTGCCGGGCATTTTTTCTGATGACTTCCCGCCGCCGTCGGCCTCGGCGGATGGCCTGTATATCGCATTTCCTGACGGTGCAACGTTGCACTACGAGCCTGAGAGCGGCGAGTTGCGGGCTGATGGCATCAAAACGGCGGTTATCAATGCCAGTGAATCGATAAATGCCACCGCCCCCACTATCACCTGTGCCGCATTAGTCAAAATCCTGCTGGATACACCCGAAGTGGAATGCACCAACAACCTGACCACCGGCACGTTAAACGTGAAGAAAGGCGGCAAGATGAGCGGCAACATTGACCATTCCGGCGGCAAGTTCTCATCCAATGGCGTGGTAGTTGATAACCATGACCACGGCGGCGTCTTGCGCGGCGGGGATTATACGGAGGGGATAAAGTGACGGCTTATTAATAGTAAGTTAGTAAACTGTCAGACACATTCATTTATCGTTTTGATAGTCTGCTCTCTCACGTAAATACCCCTTAAGCTCTTCTGGTATTGAACAGAAGTCATGCCATTCTTTAAGATAAAATTTTGCCTCTAGGCTCCAAACCTGAGCGTAGCAGTAAAACCAAAATCTATAGGCGTCAGAAACAAGAGCTTTGACAATAGCTTTTGCTGTTTCCAATTGTTCTTCATCTTGGATTGAATTTATTTTTTTTACTATCTCAGCTAGCACATGAATTTCAGCGCTAAACCTAGACCTCTGTTCCCTCATTAAATCAATAGCAGCTTCATACAGTTCCTCTTGTTCTGTAACTTTAAACTCCCTACATTTTCTTCCCATCTCTCCAGCAAAATAATGAGGTAATAGTTTTTTGTCGGTAATGGTTGGATTTATATCAACCAGCTTGTTTAGCATCTCAGTCAACGATATTACATCACTGAGTTTTTTATCGGCTTCCGCGCTAGCAAATTGCAGTCGAAACTGTTCCTTGTCTTGTTTATTAGCTGCCTGCATTTCTCTCAAAGTCACCACTAAGATAATAACGCTTAATAATCCAAAAATAGAGCTATAGATACCACTTAGATAAGATCCAAATGCCCCCCAGTCCTGAGCATTTTTCGAAAAACCATGACTAAAGATGGAAAAGTAAGCAAGCAATGGAATTACAGCAACACATAAAAACACGAAAATTATAACTATATGTTTTTTATTCATTTTATTTTTATCAATGGGGTGGGGAATTGTATTTTCTAAGTGATTCTAGATAAAGTCAGCATAACTCGTTTAGCGTCACTTTATATAATGTTTGCTGAAAACATAAAATTCATCCGAAAAAGTCACCTCTCTATTGTGCCATCCTCCATACAACCATCATAACATGCCATGTATATCTATTGACGGCAAACTGACCTGATAACTATCGCGTTAGTCATTAGATTTCAGGGGCAAAATGACCACAGCCAAATACCTCGGCATGAGCCGCAACGCCGGGCAAACCATTACCGACGCTGGCCACATCAGCCAGTCTATCGCTGACATTCTTATCACTCCTGTGGGTTCGCGGGTAATGCGCCGCGCTTATGGGTCGCTGTTATCGGAGCTGATTGACCAGCCACAAAATCCGGCCCTGCGTCTGCAAATTATGGCCGCCAGTTACAGTGCCATTTTGCGCTGGGAGCCGAGGGTCAAACTGACTGCCATCACCTTTGAAACCACTTTTGACGGGAAAATGGTGGTTGATATCACCGGCACCCGCACCGATAGCGCGGCCCCCCTCTCTTTAACCATCCCTGTGAGCTAACCCTATGGCAACCATTGACCTGAGCCTGTTACCGCCGCCGTTTGTGGTGGAAGAACTGGACTATGAAACCCTGCTGGCCGAGCGTAAAGCCACGCTGATATCTCTTTACCCGGAAGAACAGCGCGCCGCCGTGGCCCGCACGTTGTCGCTGGAGTCGGAGCCGCTGGTCAAGTTGCTACAGGAAAACGCCTACCGCGAAGTGATATTACGCCAGCGCGTCAATGATGCGGCCCGCGCGGTGATGGTGGCCTATGCCGTCGGCAGCGATTTAGACCAGCTCGGTGCAAATAACAACGTTGAGCGGCTGGTGATTATCCCGGCTGACCCCGCCGCCATTCCGCCGATTGACGCGGTGATGGAATCTGACAGTGATTTCCGGGTGCGTATCCCGCAAGCCTTTGAGGGCTTGAGTGTCGCCGGGCCAACGGGTGCGTATGAATATCACGCCAAAAGTGCTGACGGCCGGGTCGCTGATGCCTCGGCAATCAGTCCGACACCCGCCTGTGTCACGGTCACGGTGTTATCGCGTGAGGGCAACGGCGAAGCCTCAGCCGAGCTGTTGGCGGTGGTTGAGGCCGCGCTGAATGATGAGAATACGCGGCCAGTGGCTGACCGGGTGACGGTGCAATCCGCCCACATTGAAGATTATGAGATTGACGCGGTGCTCTATCTGCATCCGGGGCCGGAGGCTGAACCGGTACGCATTGCGGCAGAGAAGAAACTGACCGCCTTTGTGACCGCACAGCGCCGCCTTGGTCGCGACATTCGTCTGTCGGCACTCTATGCCGCACTGCATGTTGAGGGCGTCCAGCGGGCGGTAATTAATGCCCCCCTGGCTGACGTGGTGCTGGATAAAACCCAAGCGGCTTGGTGCACCGGCAGCAGCATCACTGTCGGGGGTACGGATGACTGACCGTTTATTGCCTGTTGGTTCGTCGGTGCTGGAAGTGGCCGCCGCGCGTGCCTGCGCCGAGCTGGAGAATACCCCAGTACCCATTCGCCAGCTCTGGAACGCCGACACTTGCCCGTTATCCCTGCTGCCTTATCTGGCGTGGGCGTGGTCGGTTGACCGCTGGGATGAGAAATGGCCGGAAGCCACCAAGCGCGCTGTGGTGAAGTCCTCGCAGTACGTGCACAAACACAAAGGCACTATTGGCGCAATTCGTCGGGTGGTTGAGCCGCTCGGCTATCTCATCAAGGTGATTGAGTGGTGGAAGACCAACGAAACACCCGGCACCTTTCGACTCGATGTTGGGGTGTTGGAAACCGGCATTACCGAAGAGATGTATCAAGAGCTTGAGCGGCTGATAGACGACGCCAAGCCATGCAGCCGCCACTTAGTCGGCCTGTCTATCAATCTCGACAGTAGCGGCCCGCTGACTATCGCCGCAGGTAGTTACAGCGGTGATGAGCTGACCGTATACCCGTATTTACCTGAAACCATAACCGTGACCGGCGAGGGTTACGCCAGTGCCGCAATCCACATTATCGATGACCTGAGAGTGAACCCATGACAGCGAGATTCTTTGCTTTACTGACCAACATCGGCGCGGCCAAGCTGGCGAACGCCACCGCGCTCGGTACCCGCTTAGAGATTACCCAAATGGCGGTCGGGGATGGCGGCGGAACCCTGCCAACCCCTAACCCGGCACAAACCCAACTGGTGAATGAGCAGCGCCGCGCTGCTCTGAATATGTTGACCATTGACCCGATTAACACCAGTCAGATTATTGCTGAACAGGTTATCCCTGAGACTGAGGGCGGGTGGTGGATCCGGGAGATTGGCTTGCTGGATAAAGACGGTGATTTGGTTGCCATTGCCAACTGCGCCGAAACTTATAAGCCACAATTGCAAGAGGGCAGCGGGCGCACCCAAACCATTCGGATGATTTTAATTGTCAGTAGCACGGCTGCTGTCACGCTGAAAATCGACCCGTCAGTGGTGCTGGCTACGCGCAAGTATGCTGATGATAAAGCGATTGAGGTTAAGCAGTACGCTGACAACCTGCTCACCGAGCATGAGAAATCACGCAATCACCCGGATGCCAGTAAGACCGAAAAAGGCTTTGTTAAATTAAGCAGTGCCACAACCAGCGATAGCGAAGTGCTAGCCGCCACGCCCAAAGCCGTAAAGACAGCGACGGATAATGCAGCCAAGGCATTGGATGACCACCAAAAAGCAGATAATCCGCACGCTCAATATTTGCAGATGGGGCAATTAACCGGCGTTATCGGCACATCACGTAATGCGAAAATGAGTATCCCCACCGCGTCAACCCAAGCCACATTTACAGCAGATGAATTGATTGTTCAAACTGCACTTGGCGCGCCCCAATATAAACTGACTAATTTAAATAAAGTCATTAACTTAGCGGCCATTGGTGCAGGTGGGTTAGATATCGGTACTGTCCCAACGAGTGGATTTATCGCAATTTACGTAATATATAACCCAAGTTCTCAAGAGTCAGCGCTATTGGCTGTCAATACTACCGCTACAATTGCCACGGAAACATGCTTTGGTGTAATGCCTGGTGGATATACTGCATCTGCGCTGGTTGCTGTATTACCCATTCGAACCAGTAAGTTTAGACCTTCTTATCTTGCGGGTAGAACCGTTAGTTTTGAATTAACGCCAGTATACATATCCTCGTTAATCAGCAGCCCAGTAACAAAATTAGATATCAGTGCGGCTGCTCCCAAAAATGCGACATTAGTCCGGGGGGTATGTTCTGCCGGAGGTGCCAGTGTATCTGCCGGTTACTCATCAATCAGAGTCTGGTCTGGCCTTTCTTTGATTGGAGAACAAGAGGTAAGGCTGGGGGGGCAATCTGGTGGTGGCGCTGATACTGTTGGCAACTTCGAAATTAATGTTATTGAGAGGCAATCATTATATTTTAGCTTTAGTTCGGATATGACGGGCGCTATTTCTGGTTTGATTAAAATTTCAACTTATGAGTTTTAAGGGCGCAATATGAATATTAACGTACAATTTTCTGACGAAACAGAATCCGTTATTGCTGCCTTATTTGGTGGCCCTCAATCTTCTGATGACTTTGATTTTTTGGGAGAGGTTGATGCTAACGACGCGAGATATATCGTTTTCTATGATGCCTTGCCGGAGCTATTTAGACGGTCATTACCTGAACCTATAACATCAGGAAAATAAGCTCGGTTATTATAAAAACAGAATGCTAAAAAGAAACACGCTGGCAAGCGCTGGTTATTACCGGTTTTGCCAGTTTTTCGTTGTACCAGTCACCACACACCCCCTATCAGATGCCCCCCGCCCCGTAAGCCGTCAACATACGCTCACCCTTAACCAACGGAGAGTTACCCCATGGGTGATTACCATCACGGCGTCCGCGTTCTCGAAATTAACGAGGGGACGCGTGTCATTTCCACTATTTCCACCGCCATTGTTGGCATGGTCTGCACCAGCGAAGATGCTGATGTAACCGCATTCCCTCTCAATACCCCGGTACTGATTACTGATGTGCGCGCCGCTGCCGGTAAAGCCGGTAAAAAAGGCACACTGGCCGCGTCTTTGCTGGCGATTGCGGAACAGTCGCGCCCAGTTACGGTTGTTGTACGCGTGGCAACTGGCAAAGATGAGGCTGAAACCACCTCTAATATCATCGGCGGCGCAGACGAGAACGGCCGCTACACTGGCATGAAAGCGCTGTTAGATGCGCAGTCTGTCACCGGTGTGCGCCCGCGTATTCTTGGTGTGCCGGGACTGGATAATCAGGAGGTGTCTACCGCACTGGCGAGTATCTGCCAGCAGTTGCGCGCCTTTGGTTATATCAGCGCTTATGGCTGTAAAACCCTTTCCGAAGCCATTTTGTACCGTGACAATTTCAGTCAGCGCGAGCTGATGTTGATTTGGCCGGACTTTCTGAGCTGGAACACCACCGCCAACAGTACCGACATTGCTTATGCCACTGCCCGCGCCCTCGGCCTGCGCGCCAAGATTGACCAAGAGACGGGCTGGCATAAAACCTTGTCTAACGTCGGCGTGAATGGCGTGACCGGTATCTCTGCCAGCGTCTACTGGGATTTGCAGACTGTCGGCACTGATGCCGACCTGCTCAACCAAGCCTGTGTGACCACCCTTGTGCGTAAAGACGGTTTCAAGTTTTGGGGTTCGCGCACCTGCTCTGACGACCCGCTATTTGCCTTTGAAAACTACACCCGCACCGCGCAGATTCTGGCTGACACCATGGCCGAGGCGCAGTTGTGGGCGATAGACCGCCCGATGCACCCGACGCTGGTTAAAGACATGATTGGCAGCATCAACGCCAAATTCCGCGAAATGAAATCCGCCGGGCTGATTATTGACGGCGCTTGCTGGTATGACGACAGCGCCAACGATAAAGACACCCTGAAAGCGGGCAAGCTGTTTATCGATTACGACTACACCCCAGTGCCACCACTGGAAGATTTAACCCTGCGCCAGCGTATCACCGATAAATATCTGGTGAACTTTGCCGCAGCCGTCAACAGCTAAGGAAAACTGACTTATGGCACTGCCACGTAAGCTGAAATTGATGAACCTGTTTAACGATGGCCGGGATTACATGGGGATCGTGTCCGCCATCACCCTGCCGAAACTCACTCGCAAGCTGGAGAACTACCGGGGCGGCGGGATGAATGGCGTTGCGCCGATTGATTTGGGTCTGGATGACGATGCGCTATCCATGGAGTGGTCGATGGGCGGCATCGACGAGCTGGTGTTGCAGCAATGGGGAACGCCTAAAGTTGACGGGGTTCCGCTGCGCTTTGCGGGCGCTTATCAGCGTGACGATACCGGCGAAGTGACAGCGGTAGAAGTCGAAATCCGTGGTCGCCATAAAGAGATTGATGGCGGCGAATCCAAGCAAGGGGAAGACACTGAAACCAAGGTGTCCACCCAGTGCACCTACTACAAGCTGACCATTGACGGCAAGGTGGTAATGGAAATTGACGTGGTTAACCTGATTGAAATGGTTAACGGCGTAGACCTGCTGGAAGCGCAACGCAAGGCCATTGGCCGCTAACCCCTGACGGCCAGTGTTAACCCGCTGGCCCCTTACTGACTGAATTGGAAAAACCATGAAAAAACTCACTGTTAAAACTGAAACCACCGCCGAGGTTAACGAGAATGTGGTGGTACTGGAAACCCCGTTAAAGCGTGGCGACACCCTGATTACTGAAATCGAAGTTTACCGCCCCAATGCTGGGGCGCTGCGTGGGGTGCGACTGTCAGATGTCGCTCATTCTGATGTGGATGCGCTGATTGTGGTGTTACCCCGCATCACGACACCGACACTGACCGCCGCAGAATGCAGCCGCTTGGAATTGCCGGATTTAGTGGCGCTGGCAGGTAAGGTGATTGGTTTTTTGTCGCCGAAACAGGGGGCGTAACGCTCGACCCGAAACTGGAAGTTGACGACCTGATGGCGGATATTGCCGCCATTTTTCACTGGCCGCCGTCAGAGCTTTGGGCCTTGAGCCTCACAGAACTGGTGCGCTGGCGTCATAAAGCCATGCTACGAAGTGGAGCCGTGAATAATGAGTAAGAGCTTACAGCTACAGGTATTGCTCAAAGCAGTAGACCAAGCCACCCGCCCGTTTAAAGCCATTCAAACCGCCAGTAAATCCCTCACTGGGGATATTCGCAACACACAAAGCAGCCTCAAATCCCTTGATGCGCAGGCGGCGAAGATTGACGGTTTCCGCAAGGCCAGCGCCCAACTGGCCGTCACCGGGCAGGCATTGAAAAAAGCCAAAGAAGACGCGGCGGCGCTGGCTATCGCCTTTAAAAACACCGAGAAACCCACCGCGCAACAAGCCCGACTGATGGAGGGAGCCAAGCGCGCGGCGTCTGAACTGCAAACCAAATACAACGGGCTGCGTACATCGGTACAACGCCAGCGCGACGCCCTCAACGCCGACGGCATCGCGACCAAAAATCTGAGCAGTGAACAGCGCCGGTTACGCAGTAGCGCCGCCGAGGCGACTGTTGCCCTGAGTCGCCAGCGCCAAGAACTGCAACGCCTGAGCTTGAAACAGGAGCAACTCAACCGTATCAGCAATCGTTACCAGCAAGGCAAAGCCGCCACCAGTGCCGTGCGTAATACCAGTGCGGCGAGTCTTGGCGTGGCAACCGCCGGGCTGTACGGCGCGGCGAAACTGGTTGCGCCAGGTATGGAGTTTGATAGCCAGATGTCGGGCACTCAGGCGATTTTAGGGCTGGATAAAAATGACGCCAAGCTGGCCGCCATTCGTAAACAGGCGCGAGATATCGGCGGTTCAACGGCTTTTTCCCCGACTGACGTAGCACGAACCCAAGACACACTGGCGCGTTCCGGCTATGACGCTAACGCGATTCTGGCCGCCACTGAGCCGACGGTTAACCTGTCGCTGGCGTCCGGTGTGGATATTGCTGAGGCAGCGGATATTGTCACCAACATGCAATCAACGTTTAACCTGCCGTTAGACCAGATTAAACGCGTGTCGGACGTGATGACGAAAGGTTTTACCAGTTCAAACACCAACCTGTTAGAGCTGGGCGAGGCGATGAAATACGTGGCTCCGATTGCCGAGGCCGCCGGGGCCAGCATTGAAGACACCACCGCATTGCTCGGTATTCTTGCTGATAAAGGCATCAGGGGCAGCATGGCGGGCACCAGTACCAGTGCGGTGTTTAGTCGGTTGCAAGCGCCTGTCGGGCAAGCACCGGCCGCACTGAAAGAACTGGGCATTACAACCCGCGACGACAAAGGCAATATGTTGCCAGTGGCGAAAATTCTTAAAGACATTAACCGCTCGTTTAAAAAGAACAAGCTAGGCACCGCGCAGCAAGCTGAATATATGAAAGTGATATTCGGTGAAGAGGCGATGAAAGGCGCAATAAAGCTGATTGAAGCGGCAGGTAATGGAACATTGGCCGAGAAAAAAAATAAGCTGATGAATGCGGGTGGCACCGCGCAAGCCATTGCCACAGTGAAGATGAATAACCTCGACGGCGACCTGAAAAACCTGAGTTCGGCATGGGAAGACTTAGAGATTGAGGTGTTTGAGAAACAAAACACCTCACTGCGAAAACTGACCGTCACCGCTACCGACTGGCTGATTAATGTGGCTGCATGGGCCAAGAAAAACCCTGAGCTGGTCAGCACCATTACCACCGTTACTGGCGCGGCGTTGGTGCTGGTTGCCGGACTGGGGGCGCTGGGGCTGATTGCATGGCCGGTCATGGCCGGGTTTAACCTGTTATTGGCCGGTGCCGGTTTGTTGAGTACCGGCTTTTCACTGATGGCCGGAACCATTGCAGCCGCGCTCACGGCGCTGACATGGCCGATAGTGGCAGTAGTTGCGGCCATTGTGGCCGGTGGCCTACTTATCCGTAAATACTGGGAGCCTATCAGTGCCTTTATTGCTGGTGTGGCCGAGGGCTTTATCGCTGCCATGGGGCCGGTCAGTGCCGCGTTTGAGCCGCTTAAACCCGTATTCAACTGGTTTAGTGACAAGGTGAAGCAGCTTTCGAACTGGTTCGCTGACCTGATTAAACCGGTAAAAGCCACACAGGAAACGTTAGACGTAGCCACCAATGCGGGCAAGTTATTCGGCGAGGGGCTGGCAGCGGCGCTCAGTCTGCCCATGGATGCGTTGAACACCCTGCGCAGTGGCATTGACTGGGTGCTGGAAAAACTAGGCATTATTGATAGTAAATCTGCCGGGCTGGCCGATAACGTCCCGAAAGATAACCCTTACGCGGGGGGATACTCACCCAGTGGCGGTGTGTTGTACGGCGGTTATCAGCCGGTCACCGCCAATACCGGCACCACTATCGTTGATAGCAGCGTCACCACCAATGATATCAAGGTGACTATCCCGCCGGGCATGAGCAGACAGGATGCGGAGCGAATGATGGTTGATGCCCTTGCCAAGAATGAACGGAACAAACGCGTTCGCCAACGCGGCCAGATGGAGAATGATTAATCATGATGTTATCACTGGGGCTATTTGTCTTTATGCGCCAAACCACGCCTTACCAAAGCATGGGCCGCAATATTGATTACCGTTGGCCGACTAACAGCCGGGTGGGCTTGCGCCCCTCCGCACAATTTCTTGGCGTAGACAGTGAAAAAATTACGCTGTCCGGTGTATTACTGCCTGAGCTGACCGGCGGACGTCTTTCGTTACTGGCCCTTGAGGCGATGGCTGACCAAGGCAAGGCATGGCCGCTGGTTGAAGGTAGTGGCATGATTTACGGCATGTTCGTTATTGAGAGTCTGAGCCAGACCGGCGCGCTATTTTTTGAAGACGGTAGCGCCCGGCGCATTGAGTTCACCCTCAATCTGTTGCGGGTTGACGAGTCATTAACGGCCATGTTCGGCGACATGAAACAACAGGCTGACGAGTTGCTGGGTAAAGCGACAGCCATGACCGGTAAAGCACAGGCCGCTATCGGAGGGTTCTTCTCATGATGACCGGCATGTCGCTACCAGCCGGGGCGGATATGGCCCCGGACTTTATGCTGACGATTAACGCGAAAGATATCACACAGAATATTCGCCCCCGGCTGTTGTCCATGAGCCTGACCGATAACCGGGGCTTTGAAGCTGACCAGCTCGACATTGAACTGGATGACGCAGACGGCCAGCTTTCTATGCCGGAACGCGGCGCGGTGTTGTCGGTCTTCTTGGGCTGGAAAGGGTCGGCGCTGATTGGCAAAGGTGATTTTACCGTGGATGAGGTCGAGCACCATGGCGCACCCGATACACTGACTATTCGTGCCCGCAGTGCCGATTTTCGGGGTTCGCTCAATGCGCGGCGAGAAGTCTCTTATCATGAGACAACGCTGGGTAAAGTCGTGGCGCAAGTGGCGGAGCGCAACAATCTGAAAGCGATGCTGGCCGAGGGACTGGCGGATATCGCTATTGCTCATATCGACCAGACCCAAGAGACTGACGCCAAGTTTATCACCCGGTTAGCCTCGCTTAACGGCGCAGTGGCCGCCGTCAAAGCTGGGCGATTGTTGTTTATCAAGCCGGGCAGCGGTGTCACTGCCAGTGGTAAACCCATTCCGCAAATGACTATCACCCGACAAGATGGCGACCAGCACAGTTTTAGTATTGCTGACCGGGGCGCGTATACCGGTGTCAGTGCCAGTTGGTTGCACACCAAAGACCCCAAACCGGCCAAGCCGAAAAAGGTTAAGTTAAAGCGCAAGCCGAAGTTTAAACAGCTCCGCGCACTGGAGCACCCGAAAGCCAAGCCGACCCGCACCAAAGCGGCTAAAGAGAAAAAACCGGTAGAGGAAAAACAAGGGGATTATCTGGCAGGGACTGAGGATAATGTCTTTGTTATCACGACGGTTTACGCCACGCAAAAAGCCGCCATGCGCGCTGCCCAGTCTAAATGGGAGAAGTTACAGCGCGGAGTTGCTGAGTTCTCTATCACTTTAGCCATGGGGCGCGCTGATTTATTTCCTGAAACACCTGTCGCGGTCAACGGCTTTAAATCGGTGATAGACCAACAGCGCTGGATAATCAGCAAGGTATCGCACAGCCTTAGCAATAGTGGTTACACCACCCAATTGTCTCTCGAAGTGTTGCTGTCGGATGTTACTTATGAGGCCGAGCAAAGCTCACTATAAGTGATTTTAATGGCGTAAAATTCATATAAAGCTAATTTTTGAACGTTTCTAGTGTTATCATCTTTGCATAAGCAGAGAGAGGAGGGGACACCGAAATGATGCATTGCCCGCTTTGTCAGACCGCTGCACATGCTCGGTCTAGCCGTTACCTGAGTGAAAAGACGAAAGAGCGTTATCACCAGTGTCAGAATATAAATTGCAGTTGTACTTTCGCCACGCACGAAACAGTAGACAGAATCATAGTTGCACCGGGAGAAACAAAACCAGCTCCACCACACCCAAGTCGAACTAATCAAGGTGTGTTGTGGATTTAAAAGAAGCCTGCGAAAGCAGGTTTTTTTTCGCCCGATGAATCGAGTACCAAAACGTCCATCGCCATTTTATCGCCATTGTAATTTTTTAGAATAAAAAACACAGAGAGATATTTAATATAAATGTTTGATTTTAAATGGTTATTTAAGTTTTATTATTTTGGTTTGGAATGTGATTAAACGATTATCGATCGCTTTGGCCGTTACCCACATCGCAATCATATCCTTGGGCGAGTCTCCAGCGCAGAGGAACAGGCTTTTCTTTTACAGCCAGGCTCTGCTTTCTAGACGACAAGGGGAGGCGAGCACATGGTCAGCGAAATCCTGGTGCTGACCATTGATCGTCACTTTCGTTACCGATTGATCCCATTTGTTTTCTGTAGCTCCGCTCACAAGAAAACCTTTATTAAACAGTCGACTTAACATATTTATGTGCTTGAGATCACAAGAGAATTTGAGGTTTTTCCTAAACTGCTCTCCGCACGATAACTCTCATTGAAACGATAATGTTACCAATATATAACAATCTAACAATATAAAATGAGAGTTCAGTGTCTGTGCTTTCTCAGTTCTGAGCTTATGGTGGCATGGACGTTTAACAATATGGCAGACGCATCAATATGGTTGAAACAAATTCATTAGACACTACTGTGGCAGAGGGGAAGGGGGCATCAGCACGTCTGACAGAGAAGGCGGATACTCGGCAACGAATACGAGCCATCGTCGGGGCCTCTTCCGGGAATTTGGTTGAATGGTTTGATTTCTATATTTATTCTTTCTGCGCGCTCTATTTTGCTCCGCTTTTTTTCCCCAGTGATAATCCAACCACCCAATTAGTGCAGACTGCCGGTGTTTTTGCTGCTGGCTTTTTGATGCGCCCGATTGGTGGCTGGCTGTTCGGTTATATTGCTGACAAACATGGTCGCAAGTTATCCATGTTGATTTCGGTCTATATGATGTGCGCCGGTTCGTTGATGATTGCTTGCCTGCCAACCTATGCGTCAATTGGTAGCCTGGCGCCGGTCTTGCTCTTAGTCGCCCGTTTATTCCAGGGGTTATCTGTTGGTGGCGAATATGGCACCAGTGCCACCTATATGAGTGAAGTCGCAGTGAAAGGGCGCAAAGGGTTTTATGCTTCGTTCCAATATGTCACATTAATTGGTGGCCAATTGTTGGCATTATTGGTACTGGTTTTGTTACAACAAACTCTTTCATCAGAGGTATTGCACAGTTGGGGCTGGCGTATTCCTTTTGTTCTGGGGGCACTGTTGGCAGTGGTCGCTCTTTACTTACGCCGTTCACTGAATGAAACCTCGGATGAAAAGACTCGTAATAAGAAAGATGCGGGGAGTTTGAAAGGGCTCTGGAAGAACCGCCGCGCATTTATTATGGTGCTAGGCTTCACGGCGGGTGGCTCTCTTTCTTTTTATACCTACACCACTTATATGCAAAAGTATTTAGTCAATACCGCCGGAATGGATGTAAAAACCGCCAGTTTAGTAATGACGGCTGCATTATTTATTTTTATGCTAGTGCAGCCCTTATTTGGTGCATTATCCGATCGTATTAGCCGGCGTACATCTATGTTAACGTTTGGCCTATTATCAATGTTATTAACAGTACCTATTCTGCACGCCCTTAAAGGGGTAACCAGTCCATATATTGCGTTTATGCTGATTGTTACCGCCCTGATTATTGTGAGTTTTTATACCTCTATTGGCGGATTACTAAAAGCAGAGATGTTCCCACCGGAAGTGAGGGCACTGGGTGTCGGCCTGTCTTATGCAGTTGCAAATGCCATGTTTGGCGGTAGTGCCGAATATGTGGCGCTATCTCTCAAGTCTTTTGACATGGAAAACAGCTTCTTCTGGTATGTTTCGGCAATGTGTTTCGTCACCTTCTTAGTTTCATTGCGCTTGCACCGCAAAGGGCAAGAGGTTGAGTTATAG